TTAAAGAAATTAGACCAGATGTCTAACGCTAAATTACAGTCCTTATTAATAATGTTATAACTTTTTTCAACCTTTGATAATGGCAATAGATAAAGATACACAAAGAATAATTACATACGTAGCAGTAGCTGGCGGTGCTTATATTCTAGTTTTAAAACCTTTACTGGTTAAACTTGGAATAGTAAAAAGCAGCGCTGAACTTATGCAAGAACAATCACAGCAACAAAATATTAGCGACTACGTAAATCAATCTTTGGCAAAGCAATCACCTACAAAGTCAAAAGGGGAATGGCAATTAATTGCAGATAATATATATAATGATTTAAAATTTAGCGGTATTGCAGATAATAAGTCGGACGCTGGCTATCAAGTAGCACGCGTGCAGAATGATGCAGATATTGCTACATTAATACAAGTATTTGGATTAAGACAAGAGAGTTTTTTTGGTATTAATACTGGCGGTTTACAAAATTTACCACAATTTATTATAGGTAATTTAAGTAAAAGCGCTATTGCAACAATTAACGATAACTATGCGCGTAAAGGCATTAAATTTAGATTTTAATATGAAAAAGAATATTTTATTAAATATTGGATTAGTAATTGGTGGAATACTACTTTTTTCGTCCTTTAAAAAGAAAGGCACATTAAAAGGATCAGTATTAGTAGGTCAAGGCAACGCGCCTACTGGCACATATCAAGTCTATTCAAATGTTGGTACAGTAGTATATGACGATTTAATGAATGTTATATATACATACGATCAAGCTGGTCTAGGAATGACGTGTACTGGTCAAAAAGGTAGTCAAATGTATAGTGTGGTAATTGGGGATAGCTTCCAAAATGGACAAGCTGGATCAGTATTTATTACAGACGTTCAAACTTTATAATATGAAAAAGAATAATAAAAAAGATAATACAATTTTGTGGGTTTTAGGTGCTTATGCTGTTTGGTATTTTCTTTTAAGAAAAAAAACAAATAGTGATATGGTAACTAAATCACCAGAAATGCCACCAATACAAGCGCCAGCTACTCCTTTTGATCCTTTATTTGGATCACCGGTAACAACTAGCGTAACAAGTACAGATCCTAATTATACTGCTAAATTTGTTTTAAATGGGTATCGTACATTAGGTAAAATACCAAATACTATATAATATGAATAAAGTAGATATAAACGTATTAAAATACGAAACTGATTTTTATACAGTAGATGCTAGCCAATATGTTGGCGGTACACCTTTTAATGCAATTACATTTTTAAATTTAGGTGCTAATACTGTATTAATTGAAAGTGTGCCATTGCAGCAAGGTCAATCATACGATATTTTAGGATCTATGGGCGAGGTAAGTGATCAAAGATTTTTTGTAAACTTTGGTACTGGTGCTAGTAGTGGAAATAACTGCGTAGTAATTAGGAAACGATACATAAACGTATAAAAATGCCGATTAATAATAGTATAATAAATCAAAAGGGTACACCAGCGTTTTTTAGTGATATATTCGCTAATCGTCCAGCTTTTGGTTATGCTGGTAGGGTATTTATTAGTACTGATACTGGCGCAATATATGAAGATACTGGTACAGCGTGGACGCTAATAGCGGACGCTGGCGCTGGTACTACTGGAACTTTACAACAAGTTACCACAAACGGAAATACAACTACATTAGGCATATCAGTACAAGGATTGACCATTGGTAAAGGTGCTGGAGCAATAGCTAGTAATACAGCTATTGGTAATTTAGCATTAAATTCAAATACTACTGGTAGTGGTGTTACTGCTATTGGTAGTTCAACATTGCAAAATAATACTACTGGTGTTAATAATATAGCAATAGGTAATAGTTCTTTATTTGCTAATACAACTGGTACAAATAATATTGGATTAGGTGGAAATACTTTAATTGCAAATACAACAGCTAGTTATAATACAGCATTAGGAAGTCTATCAATGTCTGCTAATACTACTGGTGCTAATAATAGTGCAATAGGTTATGTATCATTAGCAAATAATACTACTGGTAGCACAAATACAGCTATTGGTAGTTCTGCATTACAACTTAATACAACTGCTAGTAATAATACGGCTGTTGGTGAAGGTGCATTACAATTTAATACAACTGGTGCTGAAAATACAAGTATTGGTGCTAGTACATTACGAGCAAATACAACCTTTAGTTTTAATACAGCATTAGGTAGTGGCGCATTACAAAATGCTTTAGCTTCTCAAAATACAGCTATTGGATATGCAACATTACAAGTTAGTACTGGTAGCGGAAATACAGCCATTGGTTATCAAAGTCAAAAAACTAATACTACTGGTACTAATAATAATTCACTTGGTTTCAATTCATTAAGATTAAATACAACTGGCGGTAATAATGTTGCATTAGGTACAAATGCTTTACAAAGTAATACTACTGCAAGTGATAATACAGCTATTGGTAATAATTCTTTAAATGCAAATACTACTGGTACTCAAAATACAGCTATTGGTGGTTCTACATTAATAGTTAATACAACTGGTTTTGGTAATTCTGCAATGGGTTATGGTACAATGGCAAGTAATACTACTGGTCAATTAAATATAGGTATTGGCGGTGGTTCATTAGCTGCTAATACAACTGGAAATAATAATACTGCAATAGGTTCTTTTGCTGGTTCATTAATTACTACTGGTAGTAATAATACTATATTAGGATATTATCAAGGTACTCCTACACTAGCTAGTAATATCGTTTTGGCAGACGGCGCTGGTAATGTTAGATTATTTTCGGACGCTAACGGCTTAATAGGAATTAATCAAGCTGTGGGATCAACAATAGGCGGTCAATTAGATATTCATACAGCTCAAACATACGCTTTAGTATTAAATGGTTTAACTACTAATAACGCATATACGGCATTTTCAAATAATAATGTAGGTAAGTGGCGCATTGGAAATACTTATAACGCTGGTGCTAATAGTTTTGATATTTATAATTTTACAACTAGCGCAAATGCTATGTCAATAACTAGTGGTAATCTTGTTGGTATTGGTGGGACTGCATCAGGAACTTATGGTAAATTATCGGTATTTGGCGGTATAACAATGAAAAATGATAATAATGCTAAATTAGAAATAGGCAGATATTCAAGTAGTGCTACTGATTCATATATAGTTATGAGTTTAGGTTCTACAGGTTTAACTTTTACAAATGCTAATGATATAGCTGATATAATGAGGCTTACCACTACTGGAAATTTATTAATTGGATCTACTACTGACGATACTATTAATAAATTGCAAGTAAATGGCAGTAGTAAGTTTACTGGTTTATTAACAATTAATGCTAATACTTCTGCTAGAGCATTGGATATTGTAGGTAGAACAGACGGCACATCACTTTTAATTTTTTGGAATAATGCAGTAAGTGTTCAAAATGCTAAATTAACTGCTAGTACAAGTGGATTACTAATTGACGGAGCAACAACTATATCTAATTTAGCTGGTACTGGTAGTAGGGCAGTTTTAGCTGACGCTAACGGATTATTATCTGCGCCAGTATCAGACATATCAGTAAAAGAAAATATAAATTCTATTGGTTATGGTTTAAATGAAATACTTAAAATGAATCCAGTATGGTTTAATTATAATGACGAGTATAAAAACTACGGCGAAGGCAGACAAAATGGTAATATAGCGCAAGAAATGAAAGCAATAATACCAGAAGCGGTATTTACAACGCCTACAACTGGTAAAATGGGTATTAACTACGATCAATTACAAGCCGTATATATAAAAGCAATTCAAGAATTAAAAGCTGAAATAGACGCTTTAAAAAATAATTAATATGAAACAAATTCAACCAGTGGTATTTCCACTAAATCTAGGAACGGCAACTATATTAAATTGCGTAGGTAGTGATAACTTTAGTACAAGCGTTACTATATATTATCAATTATTAAGCGAAACTAATCAGCAGTTACAAGCTGGTAATTTATCTTTAAATGGATTTGACTACGAAGCATATAATACTAGTACTGACGGAAACGAATATATCTACCAATGGACGGCTACTGAATTAGGTGTAACATTAGTATAACTTTTTTTTAACCTTTAATAAATAAACAATGGACAAGCAAAAAGCCCTTGAATTAATTAAACAAGTAATAGATCAATCCATAAAAGGCGGTCTATTTCAAAATGTAGATACTGCGGTCGCAGTAGCTCAAGCATTTGAAGTAATTGTAAAAGAATTACAAAAAGATGAAATCGCATAGTATGACACAAACTGATAATAGTATAACTGGATCTATCGCCAGCGTAGGTACTTACATATTAAGTATTACCCAAATTAACGCTTATGCGTCCTTATTTTTGGGCTTGCTATCTGGTATAAGTTCAATTTATACTATTATCAATATTTATGAATCAAAAAAGAAAAAAAATGAAAAATCGTAAAACTACAATATTTGGATTATTAGCTGCAATAAGCGGTTATTTCGCAACAGCTGGAACTGGTAAAGTACAAGTAATAGCGCAAGCAATAGCTGGATTATCTACATTTTTATTAGGTAACGCAGCAGCAGATAGCAAAAAAGATAATTAAAAACTATGACCAGTAACAAAAAAGTACTTACTGGTGTAGTTATTACAGCCATAATTTTATTTATGTTAAGAAAAAAAATAGCTACTGCATTAAATAATACTCCTTTTGGTGCTATTAGTGATCGTCTATTTAATGTAATATCTTCATACGAGGGATTTATAGCTGTGCCTAAATGGGATTATATGCAATATAGCGTAGGATATGGATCTGGCTATAATTGGGATCAAAAACGACCAGTACAAAAAGGTGATATAATAGACAAGGAAACAGCCAGACGCTGGCTTTTATTAGAGGCGCAAGATAAATATGATTTTGTTATGAGTAAGGTAAAGGTACCAGTAACTGATAATCAGTTATTAGCTTTAGCTAGTTTTACGTATAATATAGGTGAAGCAGCTTTCGCTGGTAGTACTTTATTAAAACTACTTAATAATGGTACAAATAAGGAGGTTGTAGCGCAGCAATTTGATCGTTGGGTAAATGCTGGCGGTAAAGTCAATAAAGGTCTAGAAGGACGCAGAAAAGCGGAAAAACAATTATTTTTAACCTAGTTTGGGTTTTTTGCATAGTAAAGGATAAGGGACGTTTCTACGTCCCTTTTTTAATATAGATCCTTTGTACGAATATTTTAGTAGGTTTATCGTATAAATTAATATAATCTGCTTTAATACTATCGGCAAATTTTATAAAATTCATTACATTAGTAATATTTCGGTATTTTCTAGGTGCGGACTGATCCAGCATAAATACAATAGCTGTAAAAATAGGCTTTGCCATTATAAAGGACGGTCTTTTATTACAAAATATCGCACGTGATCACTTGTAATGGCTTTTACCTTACGCTGGATCACCAGCGGCGCTACTGCTTTCAAAACGTCCATTGTTTGCCATTTGGTAATATCTTGTAAGTCTTTCAAAGATACTAATCGTCTTTGCTGAATAATTAAATAGATCCTTTGTTTGTTTGTCATAAAAGTTTATATTTGCATTAGAAAAAAGTTACTTCCTTTGGGGGGTTTACAGTCAGTAAGTCGCTGCGCCTAAAAACGCAGCGGCTTTTTTGTTACTGACCGTTATTTACACCAAACCTAATTTGATACCAGTACTGGAATATTGCTAATAATTCAAAGTTCATCTGTTTATAAGTTTATAGAATATTATTTTTAAAATTTCCCATACTATTATAGCTAGAATGTATTTCATTTGAATTTTATTACTGAAATGTTATAAATGTGTTCTATTACTACAAAGACCATAGTTAAACAAGCGTATAAAATTGCCAGCGGCAATAGTATAAATATTAAATACATACGTTTTAAAAAAGTTATCATTTTTTATATGTTTGATTATAGTATTCATTTGCTAAAATAACTTCTTCATCACAAGTATAGTCTGCACCAGTTAAATATGCTTCTATAATTTGTTTTTTTTCATCTTCTAATAATAATTCAATTTTCCTTTTAATAAAATTTACTGGTATTTTATCAGTATTTGTACCAATAATTTGATCTAATTGTTGTAATGCAGTTTTCATTTTATATATTTTTTATTTGTTTAAAATATTTTGTTGTTTTTTTCTTTGCTTTAGCAGAAACTTTTTTTATACTTTTATCACCTATTGTAATTATTTTACCATTTCGTATTGTTTGATTATCTTTTATTATTATCATAAACTTTGATATTTGTTATTTTGATCCTTTACAATATAATTTTTATTGATCCATATTTTAGCTAAATTTTTAGCGTAAATTTTGCCTTGTGCTGTTCTTTCTATTATTTCATCTACAATATTGTTATACAGCATTGGTATAGTAACTATCTGGTTGCATAAGCGCCTACTT